TTATTGAGCCAGTATTTTACTCATATCGTAGACCTGTGCAGACAGTTCCTGTTGGGATAGATGAGCATAAATATTGAGCGTAATTTTAATATCACTATGACCCATTTGCATTTGTAGTGCTTTGACGTTGATATTATTTGCAACTTGAATTGATGCAAACGTGTGACGTAACCCGTGGACTGTGATTGTGGGTAAGTCCGTTTCACCTATCAAGGCCTCGAGCCAATGGTTGGGTGTCATCACTGACATGATTTGGCCTTTCTTGTTGGTAAAGATAAGATCTTTAGCCCGCGGGATGGCTACTAACGACTTGCGATACTTTTTAAGTCGGTCGATTGTTGAGCTATCCAGTGAGAGTGTGCGGTAGGCATTTCTAGTTTTGGGTGTTGATATTATCTGATGGTTATCAATTGAACGAGAGATAGTTTTACTGATTGTTACCATCCCATTCTTAAAATCAATATCCGACCATGTTAACGCAAGTGCTTCACCTTTCCGCATACCTGTGGTAGCAAGTAAATAAAACAGTGCACTACGGTCATACCGTGGTTGTGTTCTGTGTCCGTCGGTAGCATCAACAACTGATAGAAATGTAGCCAATTGCTCAGCAGTCCAAAAATTATCAGCTGCTTTATCCTTTGAATAGTCAACGGGAACTTTTGGGACGTCAACTAATTTCATTGGGTTGGTAGTAATAACGCCCATTTTTTGAGCTGTCCGGAAAACTAGTGCTGCATATTGGGATAGCTTATTGAACTGCTTAACACTCTCACGCCACTTTAAAGCTTCTTCTTGGCACTTTTGCCATGTAATCGTATTAATCCTCATGCCACCGAAAGAAGGCATTATATGGTGCTTAAAGATGCCTTCAACGCGATTCAAAGTACTTTCTTTTACGCCTAGCTTGTAAGTCTTTAGCCATACTTCGTAAACTTCATCGAAAGTAGGATTATCCATAATAGCAGCTGGATTGTTTTTACGCTGATCAAATTCAACTTTGGCGCGATCAAACGCTAACTTAGCAGCCTTACTACTACTAAAGCCCCCGTGGTGATAGGTTTTAGTTTTGGTGTTACCGTTAATATCAGTATACTTTCCAAGGTAGCCACGAACGTCATATACCCGTTTGCTACCAATTATTTTATGTGTAATTTTCATTTTATTTTTTCCTCCATATTGACTATGCGAGGGGCCAAATTATTGGAAAAAATATTGCAAGCAACACCTTTTTTCAGTAAAATAGAGTATACAAAAGGGGTACATGATTAATGTATTCTGGTGCAAGCACATCCAACTTCTTGGCGGGAGGGGATGTGCTTTTTTGCTCCTTACAGGTCGTTATTAGCGAATGTATCTCTTAAAAGAACTAATGCCAACAAAGCAATCCACATTAAAGGATAATGAAAATGATAGTAGAAAACAGCAAATATAATTCCAATAACTCCTACGATCATTATCAGCCACGAGACTAGGCTTGAAGTGTAATGTTTCTGATCAAGTGAAGGATTACTTTTAATAGCTGGTTTATATAGAGTAAAATGGGCTATTAATGAAAATATAAAGATAACTGGCAATATCCATAGTGAATCTGCAAATATTGATTTTGGATATGTTTCCTCCAATGCCAGCACTATGAAAAATGGGTAAAAGTCAATATTATTCACAAGAGCATATTTCCAATTGAAATTCATCGATCTAACCATCTCCAATAATTGTTAAGTTTTATATTCAAAAATTTAAACGCGAGCGGCAGGAGTCGGACCTGCATCAATATAGGATGTGAGACCTATGAGAAGTGTGCAAATAATCGTTCTACCGTTGAACTACGCTCGCATGTTAACAGAAGTTTCAATAGATGTTGTAAAAAGTTGTGTACATACCAAACAATCCCACGATGATGGCAACTATTAATTTGAGGGTTATTATAAACATGTTGTAGGGGTTGTTATGATTTGTTTGCAGAAGTGTGTCTACAACTAAGTAAAGAGATAGCACTATCAATCCCCAATCTAATAGTTTTGTGATATCAATATTCATAGGTGCCTCCATAATTATTTGCTATTAACGTACAATGCGAGCGACAGGAGTCGAACCTGCATAATAGTATTAGTGAGAGAGAAGGGGCATAGTGTTCTGCCATTGAACTACGCTCGCATAAGGGGACACCAACTTGTTATCTGATGTCTCACTATTTTAGATGTAAAAATTAATTTCGCTTGCTGTAAGGTACAGCATACTCTTCGGGCGCGTCTCTGGGACTAGCATGTTTCCAATGAGTGTTTGATTTATTCAGCATGGGGGGTCATCCTTTAAACAAGTAAACCTAGAGCCGTGAGCATCTTCGATAATAAAAATACGTTGAAAAGAATGTAGAGTATTGACAATTTTACAATTGTCGTGCTTGATATTATAAACGTCTGTATATATTTTCCCCATATTCATTACCTCGTTTCTATTTTGGGGGAGAGACGATATAAGCGAGCGGCAGGAGTTGGACCTGCATAGTAGTCCAAGAAAGAATGGGCTTCAAGACTTGGAACAATGTTCTACCGCTGAACTACGCTCGCAAGATGCCAACTGAAATGATTCAATTGGCTTGACTGGCAAAATTTTACTATTCCTCTCTTTGCTTGAAGCGTGTCACCAAATCGTCTTTAATTCCTTTAAGCATACGGTCGTATTCTGCTTCGGAATAGCTATCTTTTGATAGGTAGAGAATGGCGTCAGATTTTACAAAGGCTGTTAAGTCACTGATAATATCTTCTATTAGTTCGTACCTTGAAATATCTTGATGCATAGTATTGCCTTCTTTCTTTATTTTAATGCGAGCGGCAGGGGTCGAACCTGCATCTGAATAGTAGTTTGAGTTATTTAATCGAGGGAAAATAAAGCAACCGTTCTACCGTTGAACTACGCTCGCAAAGATGGACCTTGTTGGACTCGAACCAACGACCGGACGGTTATGAGCCGTCTGCTCTAACCAACTGAGCTAAAGGTCCAATGAAAATTTAAATGCGAGCGGCAGGAGTCGAACCTGCATCTGAAAGTATCTAGTCAGCAACTCAAAGGAGTACTATTCTACCGTTGAACTACGCTCGCATGTTGCCCGCTAGGCTGGTAGTGGGCGAGGGTGCTACTTTCGTTTATGAATCCAGTAAACTAACATGACGACTAGCGCTATGAAGCAAATGATGCCAATTTCAATGGTAAAGTCGAACACGTGTGTGCTGTACGTTCCTACATACAATTCCATAGCTTTTACCCCGATTAAAATATATTTATACTAGTTATACTTAGCATGTTTATACCCGGCTAAGCCGATAAAATATAATATCGCGATTGGCACCCAAATCACCATAACAATTGCTTGTGAAGGAATCCATGTTGCCAGGATAAATAGTACGGCTAATATTGGCAAAAAGATGTGGCCTAGTGTTCCTAATATCTTCCATAGTGCTAGAAAGATGACGATCATTATTAGTAGTCCCATTACAATTATTCCTCCAAATTCCCCAGCTTTTACCGACATCCGTATCTGGTCAGTAAGTTAACTTCTAGTTACTAACATTAGTGCGGAAGGCGTTAACGACATCATCTTCTAATCGTTTGGGTATACCAAAATTTTCCATAAACGGCATGACACTATTGTCAGCATACGTATCAACTTCGCTTAAATAAATTGGAATAAGTATTTTCAATGCTTCTAAATTAGCCATGCGCTCGTATTTAGATTTATTGCTAAAACTAGAAAAATATAATATTCCTTCATCATGGTTGATAACGTGGCCTAGTTCATGTGCCATTTGAAAGGCGATTTCAGACGGATTGTGCCATTTTAGGTTAATTAAAACGATGTTATTTTCCGGTTTGGCTGACGACGGAGTGTATGCATCTAGTTTGTCTGTTAAGATGCAAGATATTCCATGATCCCAAGCATACTGCATTAAACGCTTGATGTAGATATTCAAATATTATCAGTCCTTCCCACCGTTTAAGATGCGTTTGATGTACTCCATATCTTCAGGAGGGATAGGCTTACCCTGATAGGTCATAATATAGTCGTCATCTGTAATATCAACTTGTTTGGGCTTCATTGAAGTAGAATTGTCATCCGTTTTGCCCAATAAGTAATCAACAGAAACATTTAGAACATCGGCAACGGCTTTTAAATTATTGATACTAGGCTCTTTGGTTTTCCATGAATAAATAGTATTTTTGCCTAAATTTGCCTTGTCGTTAACTTGGGTTAGACTAAATCCGCGTTTTTTTGAAACTTTTTTTATTCTATCCAATACTGTCATATCAATGATTTCTCCAAATTCTATGACAAAACAATTAGACTTAGACTAATTAATTGTTGACTATTTTTAGACTAAGACTTATTATTGATTCATCAAGTAATTAAGCAACAAAAAATACACCTATCGAAACAATAACTTTGGCGAGAGATTTAGATAGTAGTAGGTTTTAAATTGCTTATTTCGTATGCACTCATTTTAGACTTAGTCTAAATATAAGTCAATAACTTGATGAATAAATTATGTAAAGGAGGAGTAAAAATGCCAGAACAAACAATCGAAGATGTCGCATTGGAAATTGAAATTAAATACAAAACTGCATTGAGCCGCCACAAAATTTCTCAAAAAGAAATGGCTGAAATGCTTACCACTAAGTCCGAAAAGGTCACACCGCCACAAGTTAACCGTGCAATCAAAGGTGGCAACGAACCCAAGTCAAGACGGATTCGGTCACAAATGGCCAAAATTTTAGGGATTCAATGAAAGGAATGATCCACATGAATGATTTAGTAATTATGAAGAACCAACAAGCCGTTACTAGTAGCTTGCAAGTAGCTGAAACGTTTGAGAAAGAACATCGTAATGTATTAGCAACAATTGGGGGTCTGCTTAAAAATAAGCATACCCAACACATGTTCGCAAAGGAGACATATATTAACGAACAGAACGGTCAATCTTACCCAATCTATTATATGAACCGTGATGGTTTTACTTTGTTAGCAATGGGATTCACTGGTACTAAAGCACTTAAATTTAAACTTCAGTACATTGAAGCATTCAACTCTATGGAAGAACAAGTGAAATTGCCAACATCACCACGAGAGATTGCAAGATTGGCACTCCAAGCCAATGAGGAAACTAATCAACGACTGGATAGCGTGGAGGGCGATGTGAAAGACCTCAAGGAGAACCAAGTTATTCCTAATCCTGAATATAGTGCGCTTAACCGGCGTGTTAACCAGCGCGTGTCGGAAGTTGCACATAGCTATGGTCATATCACACAGAAACAACGAGGTGAGCTGTTCAAAGATATCGGCAGTGGAATCAAGAAGATTGCTAACGTGAGTGCTCGGTCAATGCTACGCAAGAAGGACTACCAGATGGTAATGGACTTCATCAACGATTGGGAACCGTCTACAGCAACTAAGACAATCATTCGACAGACGTCACTTCGATTCGACAAAGAGCCAGCATAGGAGGTGAGCTACATGGAATTAACAATTAAAGGTACACCGGAAGAAATAAAAAGCGTGCTCCAAGCTATTGGTGGTAGCAAGGAACACGGTGAAATTAGAATGCCTGAATATGAAAAAAGTAGAGAATCATTGGAAAGTAAGTTTCAAAAATTAGATCAAGCCGCAAATTGTGCTTTAAAAAAAGCAAATAGCAATTACAACCTGATCGTTCAGTCTATTGCTTCAAAATGTTCAAAAAGCAGCAATGAGATTAAACAATATCAATTGAATACAAAACTAGGTAACTGCCGTGTCGTGTTAGATGATGAAACGGCAATATTCACTGAAACTAAAAATGACAACATAAGATCATTGCTCCTTAAAAGAGCTTAATTTAAGGGATCCATCATTTTGCGAAACGAATTCACCGTTGGTTCTGATAACAATACTGTTTGCTCTCTGTTCTAAATAGATTGCAAGGCCGTTGCCATATACGGTTATGTGTGCCAGTGGCCCTCTGTTTATATCCTGATTTATAAAGTAATTTATGGGGTGTGAGTCACTATAATCCTTGCCAAGGCTGAGGTTTAGTTCCGCAGACCCAGGTTCAGCTGGAGCTTTTAAAATAAATTCATTAGTCAAATCAATGTTTTTCATATTTATCACCTCGATTAATTGGGATAACAAAATTATACACCGAAAGGAGTGACCAGGATGGACAGTTTGGTAAGTGCTTTGTCGAAGCTTTTCACGCAAGCATATGAGCAGGGAGTTGCGGACGGGCGTAGTCAGCAAGCTGTTGATCATAAAATGATTGGACGTAAAGATTTCTACTCTGAGTTTGGTATCAAAGTAGATTCATTCGACAAGCACTATCGCGACAAAGAAGGCTTCCCAAAGCCAGAAGAAGATGGCAAATGGTACGCCCCAGCAGTCGAAAAATGGTTATTGAATCATCAGAATTTAAGTAACTAAAACCTAGGCGGGTAGATGATGATTCAATTCATAAGGAGGAATTGCCATGGTAGAAGTAGCGGCATTAACCTGGGCGCTAACAACCGTGTGGTACAAGCGCCGTGAAATTAGAAACTGGTTTGGAATTTAAGGAGGAAATGTAATGGTAAGAGACAAAGATGCATTTGTTGGACTTGGCAATAAATTAGTTGCCAATGCTGACAAGGCACAAGTAAATGATTTACTAAGTGAAATGAATGTTGCTAGTTTGTCAGGCCGCCATTCAATCATCTGGGACAAGTCTGGAATTAGTATCGGCGTTATCAACACACTATCAGAAGAAGATATTTCAGTTAGCAAGTGTCCTGGTGGCGGCTATGTCATTGATTGGCAAGAAGCATTAGAAATGGAGGAATGATCATGAAAGTTCATGTAGGCGATCGGGTGAGTTTCAAGGCTGAGTATAGTTGCGGCCAATTAATACGAGAAGCCGGTGTTGGCAGAGTAGTTGAAATTAAGCAAATTCCGTTCACGTTGCGCACAAAAAAAGATGTAGCTGTAGTAAAAGAGAATGGCCAGCAATTTGAAATCATTACCAATGGTATTCAAGTGCTCAAGTAGGAGGAATGATCATGCAAAAAGTATCAATTTTACCACTCCACGAGTGGAAACGAGCGCAAAAAAAGCCATCGCTAGTAATGGCTAACGATGGGCTAATGGAAGAGATGATTAGTACCAACACTTACTTTATTCCAAAGCGGTCTCGTTTGCAAGCTAAAAGACAAAAATACTCCCTACTGGAGTGGATTACAAGAGTAGGGAGCAAGAAAACAATTCAAGGTATGCGTATATATTATCGCTAACCAGAAATGTTTGCAAGTGCTAAGAAAGTGAGGACGGTAGTTATGGATAATCCATTACCTTACAAAGAACAACAGGATTGCATTCTTCATGGCATTACACGGATTGCATCAATCGATCCACAAGAATTAACTCCAGAATGGCTGCTAATTCAAAATAATATGGCAATGGCGTTTTGCTTGAATTCATGGATGTTTAATAGGGGGCTGAAATAAATGGTGGACTTACTATCTGAATGCCAATCATTTGAAATGAAACTTAATCGTGTAGAAAAAAAGTTATCTGCAGCCACAAGCGCTGCTGACTTTGCCTACAAGGCGGTACAGGCACGTCAAAAAATTGTTTCGTTTGACGACCTAGACGATGAGGAAAAGATTGCACTGTTTAACGAATATGACTGGTTGTTATTAGAACTAGAAGGTTACTTAGGTGGATTGGAACAGCAATTTGAAGATGCGGATGAAGGCTTGTCTGGTGGAAAATTTTTGCTGGAGACTTTAAAAGATAATTCGGTGATATAAATTAGGCAGAGGTGATCGTGTGGAACTGCTACCGACTAAGTTAATTGAAAAAGATGGCGAGTGGTATCAGGTTCAGAAGCTCACCCATAAGCCTAACCTTGACCATGTTGAGACGGTAAGTGGTTCTGCTGACGAATACTACACGTACTCTGAATTAGCTGACACACGTAAAGCTAGGCCACAACAGCGACGCTTGTTCTTCGCGTTGCTTAGTGACATCTATACGTGGTTAGGTATGCCGACAGACTTCTTGAAAAACTTGTTTTATTTGCAGTATGAGTCATATACGTTTGGCAAGCAGATTAGCCTGTCAGACACCACAGAATCGTCTGTGAGCGATGCTAACCAGTTACTCGACCTAGTCATCGACTTCATGTTTGAGTGGCATGTGCCGTTCAAGGAAGGCTATAAGCTATTGCCGCGTGAGCAAGAATATTATCTGTTTCAATGCTGCCGCCACCGAGTTTGCATGATCTGTGGTAATCGTGCTGATATCCATCATGTAGACGTTATCGGAGCCGGCTTGAACAGAACACACGTTGACCACACCAAACGGCACGTTATGGCATTGTGTCGAGTCCATCACAGCGAGATTGAACAAATTGGCTCCGTGGCATTTAGTGCAAAATACCACGTTCCGGTAGATGGCATAAAACTAGATAAAGAAACGTTAAAACGAATTGGCTTGAAAGGTAAATACAGCAGTGACTAATACACCGGGTGGGTGGAATGCCTACTAGTAAACAAGGGAGGATTAAGAGATGGCACAGAGAAGAATGTTTAGTAATACGATCACGGATTCTGATTTGTTTATGGATATGCCTAAGTCAGCTCAGCTACTATATTTTCATTTGAATATGCATGCTGATGATGATGGGTTTGTGGGTAATACAAAATCCATTATGCGGATGACTGGTTCAAGTGACGATGATTTGAAAATTTTGTTAGCCAAGCAGTATCTTATTCCGTTTGAGAATGGCGTCACTGTGATTAAAGATTGGCATATTCATAATTACATCCGATCAGATCGTAAGCACCCCACGAAATATACTAGTGAGCTTAAACAATTAGAGCTAAATGAAGACGCTAGTTATAGTAAATTACCTTTCGGTAGTCAAGTGTCAACCAACGGTCAACCAAATGACGGACACTTGGTAGGCAATTGTCATACCGAGGTTAGGTTAGGTAAGGATAGGTTAGGTAAGGTTAGTAAAGGTAAGTATATAGAACCAGGTAAGCCCAAGCCAGGCAAAGCCAAACCAGCACGACACAAATATGGACAATACCAAAATGTCTTGCTGACAGATGAACAACTGGAGAAACTTAAATCGGAGTTTCCTTCTGACTGGCAGGGCCGAATCGAACGCGTTTCTGAGTATTGCAGTATGAATGGCAAGGCGTATAAGAACTATCTGGCAACCATTCGCAACTGGGCTAAAAGGGACAAACAAGGGCAAAGCCAATTAAATCAACCACGGAAAGAATTTGGACGTTCAGGAAGTGGTCGGTCTAACGGCTTTACCCTTGAGGGTAGAGAAGTTAAGGATAGTGACCAGCCATGGTAAAAACCGTAGGCGATGTAGTCACTAACCTAATGTCTAAGGTGTTTGAAACCTATGGGGTTAACTGTCCCGTTTGTGGGAAACCGTTACTACGACCACAGATTTTAAACAAGCGTACGGGCCAAAAAATGGCCGGTGCATGCCCTAGTTGCGGCTATATGGAAGACATTAACTACCGTGAAATACCAGATAACAAAGCCCTGACAGCATCCGCACATAAAAACGAAGCGCTAGGCTATATTAATACCTACAGTATTTTTAGCAGTTTTGATGTCTTTAACCGTCGCTTTAGTAATTATACAGTATCGAGTGATGCTAGCAAACAAGTCTTAGAGCGTAGTCGTACGATAGCTAATCGCATTATTAACGGTGAAACAATCCACACGTTGATGATTGGTGCAACAGGGCGTGGGAAGACGCACCTTGCTGTAGGCATGATGTACTGGATATTAGAGCGGTCTGGTTACAAGTTATTAAAGACTGTGATGAAGAATGGCAAGCCAGTTGAAACGTTCTTTAGTTGGAAAATTATCTTTATTGACTGGCGTGAACTTATCGAACGCAAGAAACAGTCTTTTAATGACGATCAGATGGCAAAACAAATCAATAAAACCATGGCTGAGATAAAGAACGCTGATGTCGTTATTTTAGATGATTTTGGTAGTGAACGTGGCACCGAGTATTCGTTAGATCTGGCGGATGCATTCTGGCGTGACCGAGAAAACAAGACGGTGATTGTGACCACTAACTTAATTGGTAGCGACTTAACTGCAAGATATGGTGACAGAACATTAAGCAGAATGAAAAACCACGGTGTTAATAATGGAATCACGTTTGCAAATATTCCAGACCACCGCGGATTAGTTGAATAGAAAGGAGCGAGAAGTGTATGAGTTGTGAATTATGTCATGGTAGTAAAGTCGTTCAACAACCACTTGGGAGTTATGGTTTCACATTTGACCCATGTCCTAACTGTGTGAATAATAAACATAAACAATATGAACAAGAGTTTGAAAGGAAGATTGTTTATGACAAGCAAAAATTGGTCGAAAGAGCTGGAAGTAATTCATAAGCTAGAAGTGAGATATGGCAGCATGGCTAACGTGCCTGAGAGCAAATTAGCTAACTTGCATAAGATGCCTGGAATTAAGACCGTATCAGGCGATTACATGGAGATTACGCGTACCCAGTATAATGCCATTAAATTAGTCATGGAAGGCAAGCAGGGTAAAACTAGGACGTCTCAGGAGCTAAAACACAGTAACGCTTGGCTTGATAATCGTATTCGTGCGATTGACGAAAACAAATACTACATTACGGAGGGCGAATAAACATGATTGATATGAAAATTGACCAGTATCATCTGACTAGTGACAAATACGAAGTTAAGGTTAACAGGATGTCATTAGACAGCCATGGGCATCCGGTAACTAGCTACGATGAAAAGTCTGGTATTAATCGGCTGGTAGAAGTACCCCTAGCACACTGTAAGAACGTCGAGGACGCATTGCACTGGCTTCGTGGGTATTTAATCCGGACTGGCAGTGAGCACATTAAAACAGTGGATCAGTTAGCCAGAAAGAGTCATGAAATTGAACGACAGTTTGACACGTACATTAAAGAGCGCGTACCGGAAGGATTGTGAGTTATGCCTAAACATACTAAGAAGCGTTCAACAATTAAACGGAAGCACCGGCGCATGAAGGAACACGCCGAAGCAAACAAAGCTAGAGCTTTAGATGGCAAGCAATTAGCTAAGGAATATGAGCCATACAACATTAATAAGCGGGCGTTTGAAGCGTTCGGGGAGGATTGAAAATGAGTGAATCAGACGAGGCGATGGAATGGATTTTAAATCAGTTGGCACAGGCTTGCTAGCGATAGGAGGCAGCAACGATGAGCGATGAAATGAAAGTTAACTGCTATTTTGTACCCAACTTGGATTTTACAGCAGAGCTACGAGTATTTAAGGAGCGAGAGAGCTACCCGATTTATGAGAATGACGATTACTTTTTGCTGATGGCGGAGAATGGTGAATTTGCCCTAACCCCAAAAGCATTAACTAAAACCATTCATGATTGGAGCAGCCTTGGACGATTTGAAACAGCAGGAGATGGTGATGATGATTAAGTTTAGAGCGTGGGACAAAGTTCAGAATAAAATGCTATTACCTGACAACATCGAATTTATTAATGGCCAAGCCTATTGGGCAGAAGCTAGCACTGATGGTAATGGTGGTTATTCTAACGATGGTAAAGTTGATGGAATTGGCGCATTGTTTGAGATTGAACAGTTTACCGGACTGAAAGACGTGAACGGAAATGAAATCTACGTTGGTGATATTGTAAAAGTGTGGTCAGATGTGAGTGAATTAACAATGGAACCAACTGTCAATGAAATCGTTTCAGAAGATTATTTCGGGAGAGCAGGCATGTTTTTAAAACCATTAAGGCTACATGTTATTGAACCATGCTTGCATGATTCTTGGGATAATAAATTTGAAGTTATTGGCAACGTGCACACTAACCCGGAGCTGCTGAAAGGCTGATTTTAAGACATTTATAGAAAGCAAGCGTCAAATTTCCATTTTTACATCTTTTTTATAAAAACGTAAACAGGAGGGACACAAATGACTGACACCGAATACGCCAAAGCAATCAAAGTGAAAGCCACAGTTGCCAACCTGGAAATGAACGCGGCACTAACAACTGAGCAACAGGCACAAATTGGTCAGGACTTCATTGCTGACATTATGGAGTTGAGTGAAAGGGGAATTGGTAGTGAAACGAACGACGATTAGAAAAGTTGAAGATATTCTACGTGACTATCCCAAGATTGACAAGTATATCGAGAAGCGTGAACAAGAATTACGTTATCCAACTGTACCACGTGATGATAATGTCGGAGGTGGCAAGGCACAATATAAGTATCCGGAAACGACACTCAACACGATTATCACGATTGATGACGATCGGCGCATTAATGCCTTGAAACATCAGCGGGAAGTGATTGACGATTGTCTAGATGATGTGGGACATGATACGGAGGTTATCGTTACTGAATTGTATTTTCGAAATCATCCAAGATATACTCTGGTTGGCCTAGTAGATAACAACTTATTGAGTGTTGGTAAGGCGCGAGCATATGAACTAAGAAACGCATTTGTTAATGAGTGTGCAAAGAGATTAGGATTGTATGATCTATAGTGGAAAAAAGTGAGAAAACTAGCCTCTATAATCGTGCTAAATTGGTAGTATGCCAAATGTGATTGACGTGCATGAAGTAATCCTCCAAATTACAGACTGGTAGTCGCTGTGGGCTAATTGGTAAGCCACAATGGAATGTAGGTTCGAGTCCTACCGGCGATATTTATGATCTAATTATATAAAAGAGCTTTCTAAATTAAGTGGTGATAATCGTGTCAAGACCAATTCACAGCAAGTACGGGTACGAGCCGCCTGAATGGGTGCAGGCTGATTCCCGGCTAGATAAGTGGTACAAGGATAAGAAGCGTCGTGCTAATAAGCATGGTGCTTTTAGTTTGGATAGGAAACGGAGGAAACAACATGCCAAGGACAAGAAGATGCCGCTATCCTAACTGCCATGCGATGGTCACTTTCCCTGACCATTATTGTCAGCAGCATTATGAGCATGAAGCTGAGTACTTGGCTAGTCGGCAACGTTGGGCACGTAGCAATGACAAACAATACACACACAAGTACAATACGGTTACACGTTATCGTAATGAGGATAAGCGTCAGCAATACAACTTCTATCGGACAAGGCAATGGTCACATCTAAGACAACAAGTCCTAGAGCGTGACTATTACTTGTGTGCTTACTGCAAAGTGCAAGGCGTTATCACACCCGCTAAGACAGTTGATCATATTGTTCCAATTGAGTTTGACGAAACACTGAAAGCTAATGTTGATAACTTAGCTGTAATTTGTGGGAGTTGTCATCGTGCTAAGACGGACTGGGAGCAATCATACTATGGCACTGGTCAAGGCAACGAGTTACAAAGTGTAACGCCGATCAATGATGTATCAGCAATCGTTGTTTTAATGGATAAGGAGTGAAGGTATTGAAATCATATTATATTGAATCAATTAATCTGTGGATTATTTGCGTGAATGCTGACAATTTTGTTGATATGAAGACAAAGGACGCTATTAGAAAGCAATGGCGTCATCAAGTTCACACGGCCGAAGATGTCGTCGTGCTTGATCAGTCTATTGCACCGTTTGAGTTCATTGGTAAATCAGGTGCAACCATTGATACTGAAACAGTTGTCAAAGCAATCAAGCAATCAGAGTTAACACGTGAACACCTTAGTCAGATGCTAAGATAATAGAAAGGATAGTGGCAGTCATGACGAATAGATATGATAAGATTCCCAACTACGAAGTGATTAAATCAGCAATGCAACAGGAACTAACCGATAAACAAATTGAATATGTTAAGAGTGAAATTGAAACAGCTGCTTTAAAGAATGATGATAAGGCTTATGTTGATCTTATCAGCTTTAATTCCAACCAAAAGAGAAAGCTGGGACAGATTTTGAAAGAAAAAGGCTATCAGTTGGAAGAAGATTCAAACTGGTCAATCCTCATTGATTTAAAAGCGTCTTTCATTCGATTTAAGCAACTTTAAATTTATGAGTGTTATTGGTCGAGATGATTATTAAAACAACCCCCGCCCCCTAACACATCCCGGGAAGAGCACACACATTGCCGTTATTTTGTGACGGAAACAATTTTTGAAAATTTTTAGGTAGGGGGGGTCACCAAATAATGAAAGGAGGCAGAGAAAAATGAAAAAAATGGATAAAGACGTCAACGATGGTCAATTAACACGTACACCTCCAGCTTACTTAGGACGGCAAGCTAAGGTCGTTTGGCGTCGATTAGTGCCTTTTTTAGAAGAAAATACCCCGGTTAAGCGCATTGATAGTGGGCTTGTAGAGCAATATGCTTCCCAATATGAGATTTATCGCAATGCGTATAAACATATTCAGGAAAACGGTGAAGTCCAAGCAATCTATAAAACGTTACAAGATCAGACCGGTAAAAAAATTGGTCGAGACTTCGTGGGTTACAAGCGTAATCCCATGACACAAATTTACGATTCAGCGGTTAAAAACCTGACTAAACTAGGCGCTGAATTAGGATTGTCGCCAAAATCGCGCAGTGATTTGTTGAAGCTGAACTTAGATGATCACAAAGACGAGCGAAGTATCAGTGATCGCATGAAAGAATTTCTAGGAGACTGATAATGAAGATTGATTTAACACAAACACATGATGTTATTGGGGCTTATCAATCATTAGACTGCTCAGCAATTCGCCAGCAATACACTGATCCGGGCACAAAGTATGCCTTTGACGTCCTCGATGAGAAGGTAACCACTGGCTATCTGATTAAGCTAGCGGCTTTTCGCCATATTCGAGACTTACAACGGCAAGGTAGTGTTGAATTTCCCTTTACTTATTCGGTTAAGAAAGTAGATCAAGTGCTTAAATTTGCTGCCATCTGCCCGAACGTTGATACGGGTGAGCCAACTAAGCTTATGCCGTGGCAAAAATTCATTATGGCTATGCTGGTTGGCTGGCGTAATGATGACGGTGGCAAGCGTTTCTCACGAGCAATTGTTTCCGTTGCACGTGGCCAAGGTAAAACTTATCTAATGGCGATTATCACTGCCTATAGTTATTTAATTGAGTCATTGGGATTATCTAACCAAGATTACTTAGTATCTTCTATTAATTACAAACAAACGAGCAAGATTCTAGGCTACATTAAGTCGATGCTAGCCAAGATTGCAACGATTGAACCATTTAAAACACTAATTAAAGATAGTGGATTGGATACACGGACACTTTCCTCACAGGCCGATCAAGTCACAATGAGCAAGACTAATAATAAGTTACGGGCAATCAGTCACGAAGCCGGCCAGTACGATAGCTTTCATTTCACAACGGCTATTTTTGATGAAATTGGCGAAATTAAGACACGACAGAAGATTTCTAAGATTGTATCAGGGCAAGTTAAGGTGCGTAATAAGCAATTTATTCAAATCTCGACTGCATATCCTGATCCAACTGTGCCATTCCATGATGATGAACGTATGATTCAGCAAGCTATGGAACAAGATTATTTGCGCGATGCTGATACATATTTGGGGCTTATTTGGTCGCAGGACAATCTGGACGAAACTTATAAGCCTGATATGTGGGTTAAAAGCAATCCCTTGCTAGATTTACCGAGCCAACGAGAAGTGCTGCTAAACGGCTTGACAGATAAGCGTGATTCTGACGCTTTGTCGGGTACGCTCAACGATTTCCAAAATAAAAACCTCAACTTGTGGCTAGAACAATCGGCCGACAGCTTCTTAAAACTACCCGACGTTGAAAAATCCATTGTGCCGTCATTTAGTTTTGATGATCGGCAAGTTTATATTGGTTTTGACTACTCGATGTTTAGTGATAACACGGCGCTAGCGTTTGTATTTCCTTATCGCGATAACAATGACAAACCACGATGGTTTATTTATCAGCACAGCTTTATTCCGTGGCAGAAAGCTGGTTCGATTGAAGCTAAAGAAAAACAAGACGGTATTAATTATCGGGACTTAGCTAAAAAGGGATTTTGTACAATTAGTAGCCATCCGCAAGGACTGATTAATGACGAGCAGGTTTATCAGTGGTTACTTAACTTTGTTGAACGGCATCGACTGGAAGTTGTTTTCTTCGGCTATGACGCGTGGGGGCTAACACCTACAATCAAGCAGCTAAATTTGAATTCTGGTTGGCCGTTGCAAGCCGTTCGGCAGCGGACTAGTGAATTGAAGGATCCAACTAAGTTTTTGCAGACAATGTTTGTTGAAGGGTCAGTTGACCGCTTCGATGATCGAATTATGGAAAAGGCGTTATTAAATGCTGAAATTTATGAAGACAAAATTGGTATTCAAGTCGATAAAGCCAAGGCCACACTGAAAATTGATGTAGTTGATGCGTTAATTGACGCCTTATTCCAAGCCATGTATCACTTTGAAGACTTTTCAGACGTAAACAATCCTGACAAACAGGTCGAACGTATGAGTGAAAAACAAGTTCTTGAATGGTTTAATAACCCGGAGTCAGGATTGCTAGGAGATGATATTGATGATTTTTAAACAATTTTTTGCAACTATCTGGCATTATTTTGATGTACTATGTTTCATTCTAGGTATGATTGCTGGGGTATATGCAGCCTTTTTATTTGGGCAGGCACAGGGCGTTCTAGCGATTGCCGTAGCTTTATTTTTAGTAGGCTGGCTTTCAGAAGTCGTAACAGCTGGCCAAAAAGGGGGTGATTGATAATGCCCTTTTTTGAACCACCAACGGCAAAAAATAATTCAGTTAGTATTCAAAGCGTGCCGGTAGAAGACGATAATATCGTTAATTTTTTGTCGCCAACTGGTAGTAATGAGTATGTTAGTGCCAAGGATGCTTTGGAAAATTCAGATATTTATTCAGCAGTTAATCAAATATCTGGAGACTTAGCCACGGTACAATTAATGGCTAATATGCCACGAGCGCAGGGAATCCTAAACAATCCTAGTACGACAGCTAACGGTCACACGTTTTGGCAGTCTATGTATTCACAATTGTTATTGGGTGGTGAATGCTTTGCATATCGTTGGCGTAATCCTAATGGCTTAGATCTACGCTGGGAATATTTGCGACCGAGCCAAGTGCAAACCTACTTATTGGATGACGGTAGTGGCTTAACCTATACGGTTACTTTTGATGAGCCTAACTTGGGTATTTTGCAATATGTACCACAGTCTGACATGATTCATATTCGCTGGGCTAGTACTGATGGCGGTATGACGGGTAACAGTCCATTAAAAGCATTATCGAATGAGTTACAAGTCAAGAGTTCATCTAACAGTTTAACGCTGGCTGCACTAGCACGTTCAATTAGCGCTCCTGGTGTCCTGTCTATTCAGCACGGTGGGCTGCTAAGTGAGAAGATGAAGGCCAGCCGTTCACGTAACTTCATGAAACAGGTGAACAAGTCAAACGGTGGCCCGGTAGTTATTGATCAACTTGAAGATTACAAGCCGCTAGAAATGAAAGCCGATGTTACTAAGCTGTTAAGCCAAACGGATTGGACGAGTAAGCAAATTGCTAAAGTTTTTGGCATTCCTGATAGCTATTTGAATGGCCAAGGTGACCAGCAAAGTAATATCGACCAAATTAAAGGCATGTACACAAATGCCCTTAATCGCTATTTACAGGCGATTTTAGCTGAGCTGGATAATAAGCTTAATGCTAAGATAACGGCCAATATACGGACTGCTGTAGACCCATTGGGAGACTCGTTTGCAGCTACCCTATCAGGGCTAGCTAAAGATGGCACGATTGCCAATAATCAAGCAACTTGGTTATTACAGCAGACTGGTTATTTTCCAGATGAAATGCCTGATGCTAAGAATCCAACGACACAACAAGTTGTGATTCAATCAGGAAAAGGAGGTGATAATGATGACAAAGAAAGTGATGATTAAAGGCGATATTGTTGATGATCAAACAGCCGGTTTCTATCAGTTCTTTGGAATGCCAGCAGTATCACCTTCAGGTGTTGCTGACATTTTAAATGATGACAGTGGCAACACTGACGATGACGACAGTGATGATGAAGCACTTGAAGTCGACATTGCTTCCAATGGTGGTGACGTTTTTGCGGCCAGTGAGATTTATACTATGCTGAAGAATTATGCTGGCAATGTAACAGTTAATATTCAAGGATTAGCAGCTAGTGCGGCAAGCGTGGTTGCTATGGCTGGCGATCATATCAACATTTCACCAACTGCTCAGATTATGATCCATAAGGCTTGGTCACAACCAGCTGGTAATGCTGACGATCTGGAGCATGAAGCCAGTATTTTAAATGGCATTGATCAATCAATTGCCAGTGCTTATGAAGCTAAAACTGGCATGGAGCAAGCTGACTTGCTACAGCTAATGGCAAACGAAACATGGTTAACCGCTAGTGATGCCGTCGATAAAGGCTTCGCTGACGAAATTATGTTTGCTAATGATCAACAATTACAACCGGTGAATGCTATTTCACATATTCCATCTAAATCTGCAGTTAACAAGCTGATGAATCTAATTTACAAGGCGGATAAGGATAAAGCTAAGCCGTCTAAAAAAGAAAATACTACTAATAGTCAATTTGTGGAATTACGCAAAAGCAAATTGGCTATTTTGTTTGGCGAAAATTAAAAGGAGATCAACTAATGAATAAAAATATTAACGATTTAAATACGGCTTGGATTGAGGCCGGTAGCAAAGTTGCTGACATCCAAGACCAAAAACAACAGATGGCAACTGAGCTTGTCGCAGATCCTAGCAAATATTCAGACGAAGAAATCAAAAAAATTTCTGCCGATTTAAAGGCCGCTAAGACTGCCCGTGACTTTGCCAAGTCTGCCTTAGAAGATGCTAAAGCAGAAAATGAAGTTGCCAGTAAAAGCGTGCATATTGTGAAAACAAAAGATGAAAATCATAAATTTGTCGATACATTTAAAGATATGCTTCGCCATCCATCACAATATATGGATATGGTTACTTCTTCCGGTTCAGATGATTCAGCGGCCGGATTAACTATTCCAATTGACGCCCAAACCCGGATCAATGAATTAATGCGGCAATATGCTTCTTTACAGCCCTTGGTGAATGTTGAGTCTGTCGGAACATTAACTGGTACTCGCAATATTGAAAAGTTTGGATCAATCACGCCCGCTACCCTGATTACTGATCAAAATACAGATATTCCAGAAGGAGATTATCCAGCGTTAAAGCAAATCGACTATAAGATTGGTGATTATGCAGATTTGTTCTATGCGCCAAATTCGTTACTTGCAGATTCTGCTGAAAACGTGCTGAACTGGCTACAAACACATATTGCACGCAAGAACGTTGTCACGCGGAACACTGCTATCCTGACAAAATTACCTAATACGCAGAAGAAAGCAACGATTACTAAATTTGATGATTTGTTTGATGCTATCTTCCAATTGGATGCGGCTTTAATGAGTTCTGCAACTATCCTGACTAACAAATCAGGCTTCTTAACTTTACGCAAGGTAAAAAATGCTATGGGAGATTATCTGATTAAACCGGACGTAACACAAGATAGTGGAACATATCAACTTGATGGGAAGACAGTTGTATGGGTTGAAGATACGTGGCTGCCTGATAATTTAGATTCAAATGGTAAATATGTGAGCCATCCATTCTATATTGGTAATTTCAAAGAATTCATGACAATCTTTGATCGGCAACAATTAAATATTGCAACTTCAACACAAACTGAACGTGCGTTTAATCGTAACCAAACGGCTATTCGTTCGATTGATCGGTTCGACGCAGAAGTAGTTGATGACGAAGCACTGGTTGCGGGATCATTTGACAAAATCGCTGACCAAACGGCCAACTTTGCGGCGAGCTCTACTCCAACAACAGCTTAATAAGTAATTAGCCAACTGTGCCGCCAATAAATACACAGTACAGTTATAATCTGGGCGGCTAAGTAAGGATGTGATTAAAGTGGCAGCCGATTTAAAAACATTAAAATCATCTTTGCGAATTGACGGGGATGATGACGACGAGCTGCTAAAAGGCTATTTGTCTGCAGCTACTAGCTACATTAAGCAGTCCATCGGTGATGAAAATGGCGTTTCAGGGTTCTATGAGATGGATGGTGTGAGCGACTTGTTTGAAACGGCTGTTTATGCTTTAGCTGGTTCATACTGGTATTACCGGACATCAATCACTTCAAACACAGTTAATCCAGTTGATTTAGTTGTCGATTCAATTATCGGACAATTGCGTGGCCTGTATAACCAAAAACAAGATGAGGTGAGCGACAATGGCAATCAATAAGTTAACTCCAGTTGACTTTAACCAGCGTATACAGATTGGCACTGTTAAAACTGTTCAAAATCCTATTAATGGGACTAGTAAGCAGACATTTGTTAGCCAGTTTAGTTTATACTGCGCACCCTATACACGATCGATTGCATATTCGTATCAACTAACGGCTGAACAATTAGAGCAAGTCGTAGTCATTATTAGGCATAATCCTAAAGTTTACGAAGGCATTAAATGCCAATATAAAGGTAAACTTTACGATGTCATCAATGACAGCATGGATGATTCTAGTAATTATCTGTCTTGTGATTATTTGACGCTCAAACAGGTTACCAAGGGGGCTTAGCTATGGCAAACGATGATATGGCCAGCCAACTAGAAAGCTGGCTTAAAGATGTCCACAAGCTAGTCCCTGATGAAACTGAACAGGAGCGGATAACTAAAGCTGGTGCTAAGAAGTTAGCTGATAACTTAACCGAAGTCACGAGAAAGAAACACTATTCAAGTCATAAAGACGAGAAGTACGGACACATGGCTGACAACATAAGTTATAACAGCAACGATATAGACGGCGAACATGATGGTAGTTCGATTGTAGGTTGGACTAATAAGTACCATGATATGAATGCCATGTTTTTAAACGATGGGACTAAGCGTATTAAGGCTGATCACTTTGTTGACCAGAACCTAGCCGACTCACAAGATGATGTCTTTAACGCCATGCTAGATGAATATAAGAAGGGGAACGATGACTAGTGTTATTACCAGTATCACAGGTAGCCAGCCTAGTTAACGCCCTCAATTTAACGTGGGTTGACAAAGTCTACCTTAATGAGATACCTAACGAAGATTTAGACAACACTACTAGTACAGTCATGCTATTGCAAGAGACCGATTCAAGTCCGGCCTACCTTGCAAACAACACGTTTAAAGGCCTAGCCATGGGTGTTGAGATTCAAATCTTTTATAAGGTTGACCTAGCAGATGACTTTAACCCACTAGAAGCTGAGATAGCTTTAATGAAGAGTCTTAAAGAGGCCGGCTGGTTAATTGTATCTAGTCAGCACCACACAACTGACCCTGATACCAACCAAGTAACTAAAACAATTTATGTAACTAAAAATGAAATGCTTTAAAGGAGAGATTTATAAATGTCAAAACACAACATTGTAAAAGCAACTTTTGCCTTGCTAGACGATAATGGCGACTTAATTAAAGACGCTGTCAAAGGTCTATCTACTGACGGGATTTATGTTGCTGACCACCAAGGTGAAGGTTTCAGCAAAATCGACGTGTCTACCATTGAAGCGGCCGGGACACCTGGTTGGGGTAATGGACAAATCAAGCGGACGGCTTATGGTAAGTCTATGCCTACCTTGGCCTTAACCGCTTTAGACTTAGACTTCAAGATTAACCAGATGCTAAAGGGGTTCACACAAAACGCTAATACCGGTGCATGGGTAAGACAATTGCCTAAGCCACACGTTGCGATGATTGCCGAATCTCAATCATTGGACGGTGACATCTCAATTTATGAATGCTTTAACAATATCGAATTCGTTGAAGAAGCATCTAACAACAGCACCGATACCAACAATGAAGCTGCCTACTCAACAGCCCTAAATGGTACTGTCTTAACGCCATTGAAGCCTAACATTTTCTTAGCTGCCAATGGGGTACAACAGCCTTATATGATCGCCAAATCAAATGATGACAAGTTTGATTTGGACAAGCTTTATGCCGAAGTATTCGGTGGCTACACTAAGTCAACGACCACTACAACGACCGTTAAAGGCTAGTAACATTTAAAGGCTTCCCACTAAGGGTGGCCTTTTAATACATACAAACTAAATTAAAGGGGTACAAATAAAATGAAAATTAATGCTAAAAACTATTTCAAAATCAACAAGACAGCCGATGTAACACCAACTAACAACATTATCAAACTGGCTACTAAGGTTCAAATTGGCATGCTAGAATCGCAGGATACTGAGAAAGAGATCACTGAACTAGACGCGATGAAAGATGGTTTAGAGTTACAGGAAGAAATGGCTGACTTTGTGCAACTGGTAATGGGATACACTGACAAGCAGATGGAAACGATTAATGATACCGTCTCAATCGAACGGTTTGGCGAAGGTGTTGGTTACCTAATCATGCGGTTAAATGGTATCTCAGACGATGACATTAAGTTGTCTGAACAAAAGCAACGCAAGGCAATTGAAGATGCTAAGTCGTCAAAATAAGCCGGCACAAGCGTAACAGTGAGATTAAAAAGGAAGTTCTAAAGTTGAAAAACCAGCAGGAGGACTTTAACCTGCTAGCGCAACAACTACTAACCGAGGGGTTATCACCAAAAGAATTTGATGATAGCTCCTTTTTTAGTATGATGGCAACTTTGAACGCTCGTAAGAAGGAAGACCGACCTGAACTGGTTGATCCACTAGAAGCCATTAATCAAACATATGGCTTATAAGCGCTTGTGCCTAGACAGATTAAAACAAGGAGGTTAAATAAATGGCTAAAAAAGTAGTCGGCCGTGAGATGACCAGTAAGGTTGGCCTAGACAGTGCTGAGGCCGTTAAATCACTCAAGCAGTTAACTGCTGAGGTTAAAGCCAATACTAGTGGTTGGAAAGCCCAAGAGACGGCATTGAAGTCAGCCGGTGAGTATCAAAAAGCGGCAGCGGCTAGGGTAGATGGGCTAGCTAAGTCGATGGAGGCTCAAAAGGCTAAGATTGATGAGTTAAAGTCCCGTCAATCAGGTCTAAGCAGAAACACTAAAGATGGTGAAGAAGCCTATCTAAAGCTGTCTGACCAGATTAACAAGGCTAGTCGGTCATATAACTCAATGGGTGGTCAGCTAGACCGAGCTAAGTCTAAACTACAGTATTACAACAGTGGCTTAGCAGACCTACAAAAGGGCTATAAACAGAGCACGGCTTTAAGTAAGTCCTATATTGAACGGCTAGAAGCCGAGGGTAAGACAGCCCAAGCTAACAAAGCTAAATTGGGTGGCTTAAAACAGGCCTACTCTAACATGGAGGCTCAATATAAGGCTCAAACTAGCGAACTAGACCGAATTAAGACGGCTAGTGGAGCTACCTCAGACGCCTATAAACGCCAGCAAGTGCGTGTTAATGAGACCGCAACAGCCATGGCTAAAGCTAAGACTAGCCAAAGAGAACTAGTTAAGGCGATGGAAAAAGAGCCACATGCGTTCATGCACGGTGTGCGGTCTAAGCTTGATAGCATTGATGACAAAGCTAAGAAGACATCTCACTTATTCGGTACGATTCTAGGTGCCCATTTAGTAGCCAATGGGATTACTAGTGCGTTTACAGCTATCACGTCACATATAAATGAAGCTATTAGCGCCGGCATGACCTATGAAAAGGAACAGCAAAAGATGACGGCCACTTGGACGACTCTGACGGGCACGGTCACTAAGTCTGACGCAATGGTTAAAACGATCAACGAGTTGTCTGTTAAGACTGGTCAAGCTGTAGATGTTGTAAATGAATTAGAGCAAGGCTTTTATCATTTACATTCTAATAAAAGAGAATCAGATGAACTAACCAAATCCATGCTGAACATGTCGGATGCGGTTGGGTTAGATAAACAACAGATACAAGCAGTTACGCAAGACATGGTTAACGGTCTGTCACGGGGGAAAGCCAATGCTGGTATGTTAAACCAAATTAGCCAGTATTTTCCGATGTTCCGTGAACAATTGGCCAAGTATGAATCTGGATTAAAAAAGACGGGTGATACGGCTGCTTCAACAGGTAAAGGTGCTGCTAAAGCCGTAAGTGCCTATAATAAAAAAATGACCTTGATGTTTGAAGGAATGCATTATGGAACAAATAATAGTTTATCTGACCTAGAAAAATATCGTCAAAAAGGTATTATCAGTGCCCAGCAATTTACAGTTTTTAGCAAGCAAATTGCAAGTGGACATAAAGTTACTAATGCAGAAATTAAGCAAGCTATTAAGGTTAACTCGCAATATGCTGCTCAACAAGAGACAAACGCCAAAAAGACTCACGAAAGTAGCAAGGTAACAGTTGCTGATTTGAGTGAGATGGCTAAAGAAGGAAAAATATCTGCTAAAGATATTGAAAATACGTTTAATCAACTTGGATCTGGAAAATACGATAAAGCCGCCGACAATATGCTTCAAACAATGGTTGGGATGGAACGAACGATTAAAGCTCGTGTTCCAGCGTTAATTGGCGATATTGAAAATCCCATCCTAAATGCTAAGAGTCCAATTTATAAGGCTGTTTCAAAATGGGTATCTGATAAAGATACCGATGCCGAATTTAAAGATATTGGTAATGCTGTAGCACTTCAAATGAAGCTGATTACTAAGGCCTTTGGTGGTAAAAATATCAACGTCACTAGTGCCCTTGATAAGATGCTCGCCAATGTTGCTAAAGGCATTGATAAATTAGGATCTAATATCATTGCCCATAAAAAAGATATTAAATCATTCTTTAGTTCAATGAAGACCGCTTCCAAGACATCCTTTAACGTGTTTGTACAGTCCCTCAAGGATATTGAACCAATATTGAAGATTGTCGGTAAGTTTGCTGAGAAACATCCTAAAGTATTCGCTGGTTTGGCTTCTAGTGCATATGTTGCAAGTAAAGGCATAGCAGCCTTAAAACTAGCCTTCAGTGGATTAGACTTGGCGAAGGGCATAGGCGGCAAGCTTAGCCGGATTGTGTTAAAACCAAAGGTTGATGGAGCTGAAGGTAAACGAGAGCTAACCAAGTTTGCAAGTTTTGTCAAGCGTTCAGGGGCTGGAATGGGTCGCTGGTTAAAGATGGCTGCTAAAGTAACCACTGGTAAAGCAAAAAGTTTAATCAGTGGTTTATGGGCCCACACTAAATCAGTTGGCAGCAAGATTGGCAGAGGATTGAAATGGACGGCTAAAGTCGCTTGGAAGGGTGCTTCTAAAGCAGTCAGCCTATTATGGAAGGCTACTAAAGGCACTAGCAAACTGATTGGTAAGGGCTTGAAGTGGACGGCTAAGATTGCTTATAAGGGTGCTTCTAAGGCATTCAGTGTGCTAGGTGCTGGTATTAAAACACTAGGTAAATCATTTCTATCATTGGGCAGACTGCTACTAGCTAACCCAATTGGACTAGTTTTAACTGCTGTGGTCGCACTAGGGGTAGCCTTTTACGAAGCCTATAAGCACATTAAACCGTTCAGAGAATGGGTCAATAAGACCTTTAAATCTATAGTTAACTTTGGCAAAGGCTTGCTAAAATGGGGGTCTAAGGCTGTTAAAACAGTTGGAAACACTGTCAAAAACATTAGAAAGAAATTTGACAAATTTAAATCTGGCTTCAAGAAAAGCTGGTCAAGACACTGGAATGCTATGACTAGTAAGTTGCATAGTGCATGGAACAGCTCATATAAGCATACTAGAGAGTTCTTCAGTAGTGTTGGTAAGAAGTGGAACGGCTGGAAGAAGAGTTTCAAGAAAAGCTGGTCAAGACACTGGAATGCTATGACTAGTAAGTTGCATAGTGCATGGAACAGCTCTTACAAACATACTAAGTCATTCTTCTCTAGCATGGGCAAGAAGTGGGTTGGCTGGAAAAAGAGCTTTTCACATAGTTGGAATCGTCATTGGAACAAGATGCGGTCTAACCTGCACAGTTATTGGAACAAGGATGTAAAGCATACTAAAGTATTTGGCAAGTCCATGGGTGGCTGGCTATCAAAATTCAAAAAGTCCTTTAAATCAGGCTGGTCTGGTTTAGGAACCGGTGTTGAAAACATATTCAAAGGTCTTTGGAAGAACCTAAAAAAGTTTGCTAGAGATGGCATGAACGATGTTATCGACCTTATCAATGGTGGTATCAATGCGGTTGATGCTGTTATTCATACCTTTGGTGGCAAGAAGAAAACCATTGCTGACTTGCATCATGTTCATTTTGCCGAAGGTACTGGTATGTTTAGCGGGGCACGGAATCCAATTACCAAGCCTACTATGGCTATGCTCAATGATGGTAATGATAGTCCCCAAACTGGTAACAAAGAAATGGTCATGCTACCTAACGGTGACTCAGGCATTGTTCAAGGACGTAACACTAAAATGCTGTTACCCGCTGGATCAGAAGTGTTAAGCGCTAGTGAGACAGCTATGGTAATGGCAATGCAAGGCGTGACTAAGTACGCTAAAGGTACTGGGATATTTGGTGACATTTTAAACAGTGTCACTAGTGGTATCTCAGGCGTGACTAGCTGGGTCGGTAAAAAGGTTAAGGGACTAGAGAAGTTCTTTAAGACTGCCACTAACATTATCGCTCACCCAATTAAGTCGCTCGAAAACCTGGTTAGCTGGTCTTCTAAGGGCATCTCAGGTGTTATGAGTAACATTGGTCACGGCCTATTTAATGGCGTTGAGAAGCAAGCTAAGACGTGGTGGTCAACCCTATGGGGTAGCGTTAGTGACAGCCTAGATGGTGGTTCTTCTAAATCTAGTGACCTGTTAGGTACCATTAAAAAGCAGGTTGGTAGTGGCTTTTGGAAGTTTATTAGCAAGTTAGCTGATATGTTTGGTGATGATGGTGGTGGCTCTATTGAGGGTGGTGCTATCACTCATAGCATGATTAACAAAGCCCTTAAAATGACTAAAGTACCACGTCAATATTGGTCTAAGATGCGGTCAGCCATTATCAAGACTGCTGATAGTGAAACTGGTAACCGCAATATCATGCAAACTATCTCAGATGTCAACTCTGCTAATGGTAACCCAGCCGGTGGTCCATTGCAGTTCACCAAGACAACCTTTGACGCGTTTGCATTTCCGGGTCATCACAATTTCAGGTCTAGTTTTGACCAAGTATTGGCATTCTTAAACAACTCTGATTATCTTAATGCCACTGGTAATACCTCGATTTGGGGCCATGCTAAGTACGACTGGCTTCATAGTGGCCCACAAGGTCATAAGCGGTTTGAGAATGGTGGTATTATCAACACTAACCAGTTGATTGAGGTTGCCGAGCATAACAAGCCTGAAATGGTCTTGCCATTGACCAATAAGAGTCGAGCTAACCAGCTAATTGCACAGGCTAGTCAAGTTGTAAATGGCAACAATGGTAGCCAGATTGCGTCTACTAACAGTGAAAGCAATGAGAAGCTTGATAAAGTCATTGCATTATTGACGGCTTTAGTATCAGGCCAAGGTAATGTACAAGCAGTCATTGCTAAATCTGACGTGGTTAATGCCGTTAAATCGGATAATAAGACTACGTCACAATATTCACAGATGATGGGCTATTAAAGTAATTAATCAAAGGGTAGTCCTTAATTGGGCGCCCTTTTTACATAGCTAAACTTAAAAAGGAGGTTAAATCGTGACCTTACAACGAGATGATTTTGAATATGCTGGTTTAAATAGTCGGGACGACTTGCAGGTTGAGATGGGTAACGTGGTATTGCCTAGTGCACCGGCCATGACTGAACAAGCAACTGATATACCTGCTATGTATGGTAACCAGTTTAATGGCACTGACTTTACTAGTCGGACGATTAGTATTCCAGTGTCGATTTACTGTGCTGATAATCAAGACAGATTTAATCAGATAATGCACAATTTAAGCGGGTTGTTGTTAAGTGATGACCCTAGAGATAATGGTAAAGAATACCCACTAGTATTTGGCTTTGAACCTAAGGTGACATATTGGGGGCATATTACCGCAATTAGTGACCCGGCCCCGATTAACCCGGGTATGTATGACATGACGCTAACCATTACCTTTGTGCAATCCGACCCACGGGCAACCCTGCCACAGGTTGAAACACCCTTAAAGAACGGTTTAAATACAATCACTGTTGATGGTACTGCTAGAACAGAGCCAGTTATTCAAGTCATACCCAAGCGTGATTTAAAACACATTGGCTTTACCCTAAATGGTGGTGAGTATGGACTAGGCCCAGATAGTGATGAAGACCAAGCGGTGGCAGTAAAGCCTTATACGCAAGTTGTGAACAGTGACGTATTAAATACCATGGCTGAGTGGACTAATGATGCCAATGCAATTGCTCAGATGAAGACTGCTGGCAAGTACATTTATCAAGGTGAAGCTGATAGTAACCGAGATACTCAAGTGTTAATGGTCAAACTAGCCAATGGCGTTAAACAATATGGTACTCACCAACCAGACTGGTATGGCCCCGGTGTTCGTTTTACTGGCATGACGAATAGTCTGACTAACTATCGAGTTAAGACTAGAATCCACCATATCAAGCACTCAGGTACTCATAATGGGCGTGCAATGGGGCGGGTGGAAGTCCTGTTGTTAGACCCTAATGGGGCTACGATAGGCCGATTTGGTCTAGCTGATAGTAGTGGAGGTGGCACACCAACGTGCTACTTACAAATCACTAAGCCGGGTGGTGCTTTTGCTGGCGGTGATGGTAAACATCAAACCCTATTTATGGGTAAGGGCCCATCTGGTAGCTCTAGCAATGGTCGTGACCAGAAGATTAAAATTAAAACTGGCACCACGACTAAGACAGTGGTTAAACGATCACGCAATAGGCACGGAAAAGTAACCACTAGGACGATTAAGCGCAGAGTTAACAAGTATACAACTGTGGTCAATAAAGAAGAGAAGTCGGCGCTAAGCACTAGTTGGCTAGAACTCGACTTAATCAAAAATGGCAAGGTGTTTAGCTGGTCAATCACGCAATACTACACCAGCGGCAGGCATAATGGTCAACCATGTAAAGACCCTAAGCGATTCCTGATTGTACATGGCACGTTTGTTGATAGGAACTCTAAGTATCAGTCAGCTTTAGGTGGAATCGGTGGAGTGTTCTTTAAGCATTCGATTACCGAGGATGACCAAAAGGTGGGCTATGAAAACCCTTATCTATCAATCACTCATCTAGACATTTACCGAGTTAATGATGTGGCTCAGGACGCACCTAAGTACATTGCTAATGCCGGTCAAGAGATTGTGCTGAATTGTGAGACTGATAGCACCACAGTGGGTGGTAAGCTAGCTAGTCCAATCTGGTCAACGGACTATCCTAAATTAAGCCCGGGGGTTAATAACCTGACGATGATTGGTGACTTAGATGACGCACAAATAACACTTAAATATCTACCCAGATTACTATAGCAACACTTTAAAGGCTTCCCAATTAAGGGCGGCCTTTTTACATAACTAAAACAAGGAGGTTAACAGATGGCTTTAAATAACCAATATTTAATCCTAGATTCAAATTTAAAGCGGATTGGTACCCTGACCGTTGATGGTGCCACTAAGTTTCCTAATGATAGCGTCAAAATTCAACTAGCAGATGCTGACACAACTAGCACTAGCTATGATGATGACGTTAATGTGGGTACTAATGACACGTTTAACGGCACGATTAACCTAAATGCCCAATCTAAAAAGTTCGACCATCAAGGATCATTAGACGTGCTTCAAGGCCAACCAGATAGCGACAAAGTCGTGGCTGGTAACAATCTTGCCTATTATGACGAGCTATCAGGTCATTGGTACGTTATGCGCATATACAGCGTGGAAGAGAGCAATACCGCAGCTGTTAAACACGTCACAACGGCTAACTTTACCAATTTATGCTTGTACAGTTTAGCTCATCATTATCCTATTGCTACTACAGCTAGTGCAAGCACGATTCAGACAGCTTTTAATGAGTGTTTTAACGCCACTGGCTGGACGCTAGACTATCAGACCACTAATGTGATGGCCCCGACAATTACCATTGATGGCAAGACGAAAGCTAGTACATTGTTACAGACGCTAATCCAGACTTATAACGTTGAGATCGACCCTTATGTTGAGATTGATAGCCAAGGGAACATTACGAAAAAGGTGTGTGTCATTACTGACCAGTTGAACAATGACGTGGTCTATAACGAGGCGGTATTCGGTAAAAATATGACTAGTATTAAGCGGACAACGGTATCAACACCTGTCACTAAATTGATTCCATACGGGGCCAACGGTAGCACGATCGCAGTGGTCAATGATGGTAAGCCCTATATCGTTGATGATGAGGCTAATCAGAAATATAACCCTGACTGGCAAGCCGGCCTGTACTACGAAGCCATTGTTACTGCTAATCAGATTAGTAACTCAGCTGGTTTAAAGTCATGGGCTAAGGATATGCTTAAGCTATACAACCACCCTAGAACGTATTATGAGGTTAATGTAACACCCAACTTTAATCCGCCATTAGGTGCCACAATTAGGTTTAAAGATGAGTTAATTGAGCCCGTATTAGACGCTAGTGGCCGGGTTATTCAACGGACAATCAGCTTTGCTAACCCTTATGGCAACACGGTTGGCTTTGGGGAGTATACAACTGTTCAAGCAGCCACCCCAGCATGGATGGAACAATACCAGAATGCACTCAGCAAGGCGGTTGATGAAGCTAAGAAGGACGCTAGTTCAATTAAACCGGTCGCTTTAACGCCTGACGGTAACAATTTCACCGATACCACCCAAACTAAGCGCTTAATCTTACAGGCTTGGGAAGGTAGCACCAATATTTCATCATATATTGACAGTAAGGGCTTTATCTGGCGCCGTTATAACACTGATGGCACAGTTGATAGTAGCTATAAACAAACGGGCTACTTAATTAATGCTGGTAGCAATGCTGTTGGTACCTTGCATGGAACAATTGAATCCGACTATATCCAAGATGAACCGGAAATTAAGCTAGACCCCACCGGGATTAGTTATTTAGGCGTCTATGGTCCCGATGATAATGGAGCTCATTCAGCCACTCAATACATGGCACGGTTAAGCAATGGACAGTACCTAACTAGTCGTGCTCGTGATGACGGTGGCTCTGGTGATACCATGTTCGCTCTACAGGATAGCAAGTTTGCCGTGCAATCAGTGATGTTACAAATTCACGGTCGGCATGGTGGGACATTTGGGATACAGGAAGGTAATAGCACGGTCTATATCTGGAATATTGTGAGCTTGAAGAATGACCATAATTATATTCTCGTGCGGTTCCCATATTTAGCGGGAGTTACCTTACAGCCTACCGATAAGCGAGTTCAACAGATTATGCCTCTTAAAGGTTACGGCCGAATTAACTATGATCGTCAACATGATATGGTCTCAATTGGCTATTCCGATGGTAGTACCGACATTCTCAAAGCTAGTGACCTGTTGGCAGGTAATTACAACGTGCTATACAACTTTAATATCACTGATTATGGAATTGATTTTAATAAGAACACTTACCAATCTGAATGTTTGGACTTCCCTTACTTCTACTTTGCAGCCGGTGGTGGTCAAGAAACAAATGAGGATCCACATAAAGTGTGGGCTTTAAATGTCGTGCATAAAGGTGCTGAGTTTGAGGTTTATCTGGATAATGACCTAGATTTTCCTAATTTGACTGATGAAAACCGTGAAGTTGAAACTTGCAATGTCTTTTATCAAAATGGTCAGCCTTATATGCTGTTCACGTTTAACACCAACGCCTTATTAATTAATCCGGCTCCAATGGAACGTGAAAAGGTGTATACCGTTCCAATGATAAAACGGTCAGCAGCTAGTGTGATTGATAAGGGGACGATCAGCGAAAATGATAACACGGCCGATTAGAAAGGGGGAGTATAAATGGCTGAATCTAATGCAACACAGGTTATCTTAACCGATGATGGCCTCAAGATAATCAATGCTCAAAACACGGCTGATAATGCGGCTAGTCAGGCAGGAAATGCTGATAGCGCTGCTTTAATTGCACAGTCTACAGCTAACGCTGCTAAAGAGGCCGCTGATAGCAATTACAACTATGCCAATTCAGAAATAGCAGTCCAGTCTACAGCTACTGCTAAGGCTCAAAGTACTGCTGATAATGCCTTCAGCCAAGCACAATTAGTTGGTAGCCAAGCCAATTCAGCGATAGCTGTACAATCTACAGCTACTGCTAAAGCTCAAAGTACCGCTGATAATGCCTTTAGCCAAGCAACTACAGCATTAGATACTGGTAAAGTCACTAGTCAAGCAGTGATAGACCTCAAAGACGGCTCCAAGCTGACGATTGCTGACCTAGAAAATGGACTGGCCACCAAAGTTGCTAACTCGGAATATGCTAGCTACAAAGTTCAGACAGCTAGTCAGATAGCCCAGAAAGTTGACAATGGTGCTTTCTCAGCTTACAAGACACAGACAGCTGACTTGATAGCTCAAAAGGTGGCTAATAGTGACTTCTCAGCCTACCAAGCTACAACCGCTAAGTCGATTGAAAGTAAGGTAGAGTCTAGTGATTTCAACACGTATAAAACACAAACTGCTAACTTAATTGATGATAAGGTTTCTAGTTCAGAATATGCGTCTGACAAGACACAGACTGCCAGTGAGATAGCGGATAGAGTAAGTAATAGTGCTTTTTCAACTTATCAAACTCAAACTGCTAGTCAAATAGCTCAAAAGGTTGATAACGGTGCTTTCTCAGCCTATCAGTCAACTACCACAGACTTGATTGCTAGCAAGGTAGCTACAAAGGACTTCTCAGCCTACCAAGCTACAACTGCTAAGGCAATATCTAGCAAAGTTGAATCTAGTGATTTCAACACGTACAAAACCCAAACTGCTGGCATGATTGCTAGCAAGGTTTCTAAATCCGATGCTAATAATGTCAATTTAATTCCATATTCAAGCCACTTTACTACCCCACTTACTGGTTGGACATTAATGAACTGGGGGGCAACTGACCGGAAGCTATTAGTGACTACACATACTTTCTACCAGAACGGCACCGGGGCACTGCTTTATTTAAATACAGCTCAAAATGGTACTGCTGCCGCTGGTTCAAATCGGTTCCCATTATTGCCAAATACAACCTACACGTTTCAATTTAAAGCTTTTGCGTCTTCTAACGTTGTCGGTGCAAACGTTTATTTACTATCTAGGGCTTATGGTTCCACCAGTGATTATGACACAGTTCATGGGCTCTTTAAAAACTTAGTGACTTCGCCATCACAGATTGACCAGTATACGGTTACTTTTACGACTGGTGCTAATGATAACGAAGGTTATATTCGAGTTGACAACATTGGGTCTAATAATAGTGCTTCTTCTGGGTTATTCTTTACCGAATTAAAACTAGAACTCGGTGATACGGCTACACCTTACGTATACGGTGGTCAAGATTCAATGATCGCGCAAACGTCTGATGATGTCTTAATCAAAGTGTCGAAAGATGAGTTAATTGATGAAATTAATCTTCAAGCCGGTAACACCCTAATATCGTCTAGTGGTCAATTAACACTAGCTGCTGATACGATTTACTTTGATACTAAGAAACCAGTTATAATTCCTAGTGCCAATATCACGGGGACGCTAACTGGCAAAACTATTAATGGTTCAACCATTAACGGGACAACTTTTAACGGTGGTAATCGTATTAATAACTCCAATAACACCGCCGGATATTATCCAATGACTATTACGCCAGACGGGGCGTATAGGTCAACGTACTTTGACAGTGCGGTTGGACTGCAATCAAGCGTTGAATCTGGGGCGATTACCTATAAATATCGCTCAATGATTGGCAACGGGCAGTACTCGGCTTATGATTCAGTAATTAACGGTCAAGGCTTTCAGTCACAATCAGGTTATACGTCAGGTAAAGATACAACTTTTTCTAATCCAGAGACAATCACAGGCTATGTGAACGTAACACCAGCCACAGGAATCTATCTATATGGACCAACACAGCAAATAAACTTCGCCGGTAGGTCCGATAATATTGGTAGTAACGGAATTACTATGGACGCTTATGGTAACATATATGGACAATCCAATTCTGCTTGGTGGCGAATTGGTGACGTTAATGGCAATCAGATTGTTAACTTTGGGACTGATAAGGCTGGTTCTAATGTGATTCAGTTCAAACGCGAACTAGATATTGGTAACTTTCAACTTAATGGTCACCATACGTTTACTAGTGCTGATAGAGGGGCTATTCACTTTGCCAAAGGTGGCGGTGGTGCAGCTGACATTTATGCCGGTGCTGTTCACTATAAAAGCCTAGTTAAATCGTCTCTATTAAGTGTTAAGAAGGACGTGCAAAAGGCTGACACCGCCTATTGGGCACAGCTAGTTAACTCAATCGACCTAGCAACATACCAATATAAATCTGACGATAACGCCAGCCATATTAGGTTGTCTTCAATCGTTGATGATGTGCATGACACTAAGCAGTGGCGGTTACCCGACGTATTTATCAGCCGTGATGAAAAAGGCAAGCTAAATGGGGTGGATGACAGTGTATTATTGAACGCCACTTTAGCCACGGTACAGGAACAACAGAAAGAGATTGACCAATTAAATGGGCATTTATTAGAATTGGAGGCCAAATTAAATGGATAGCATTTTGATTACGAATTATAAACCAGATTACACGAACAATATTATGACGATCAGCATTCAGATTAACACGCTAGGAATTAGTTCACAGGTCAGTATTACTATGGATGACTTTAACACTGCCATTGCTGGAGGTGCTGGGGGAGCAGATAGGGTTAAATTGAAGGTGTTGAACACACTGATTGACAGTCTGACCGCTTTAAAGCCAGTTACCACAACCACACAGGGGGCTTAAATTATGAATATCGATGCACAAGCTTTAATTAACAAGCTAACGAGTAACTATGCCCAAGCGATTGCCATTAAAGATCAGCAATTGGCGATGGCACAAGTTCAAATTGACCAGCTCAATGCCAAGTTGGCTGAGAAGGAGGCACCTAAAGATGGCGAAAACGCTTAGTTTTACTGATACTTCACCACAGACGGTTAAAATTGGTGATACCACGACCAGTTTTACGTTAATTTGTGGCAATGATAATGTGGCAACGGACTTAACTAAGGCCACGTCAATTACTGTTAAACTGGGTAATGCTAGTGGCTACCTTAAATCGGCCACAGTTGACCCAGCTAGTTTAACCGACCCAACGACTGGTCAAGTTACCGTTAACTTTAATGCTGACTTGATGACTAGTTTAACTGCTGGTAGCTATGCCATTGAAGTATGGGTGGTTGATCCTACTGGGACGTCAATCTACCCTAGTGATGGGTCAACCGGTTTCACCATTACCAATAACATTCAAAGTGCCAATGGCTCAGTTATTACAACAATTACTTTTGACGATTTCGTTAAAGAACTGAATAAAGCCGCAAGCACTATTGACAAGGGTGATAAAGGTGATGATGGTCTGTCTGCCTACCAAGTCGCAGTAAGTAATGGCTATCATGGTTCACAAACGGACTGGTTGGCTTCTCTCGTTGGCCCTAAAGGCAACAAGGGTGATGATGCTACTGTTAACGTAGTCACCCAAGCACAGTATGATGCACTAACTGACAAAACCGGCTTATACGTGATTCAGGGGTGATTTAAATGGCAGATATAACACATGGCGCGTGGATTAAAGATGGTAAGGCTGTTGATGTGGTTTATCAAGGTGGCGTTAAGGTGTATGGTAAGAATCTAATACTAAATAGCTCGACACCTAAAGTCATTATACGCCCAGACCAAAATCCGAGCTACCCTAATTGGACTAATACAGCAGTATATTGGCGCTTAAAAAGCAATGTAACCTATACTTTCTCAGCTTTGGCTACAGCTGAGACAACTGACAAATCAGCAGAACAATGGGGCATTCGGATTTTTCAGGAAAATGGAAACCATGAAGCTACGCATATTAACTTACCTGCAAATACAGGTAAACGGCAGTTCTTCACATTTACGACACCAGATAACGGAATATCTTATAATGTTTTGATTTATTCTGGAGGAGTAGGGGTAGGCTACACACCATCTGATTTAAAGATTGTTACAACCGTCTCAGATTATAAACTTGAGACTGGTAGTGTAGCTACTGATTGGACACCGGCGCCAGAAGATGTATCAAAATAGGAGGCAGACAATTGAATAAGCACAAGTTAAAGGCACTCATCTTAACGGTGGGCGCCATTTTTATGGCCTTTTTAATGGTCAATTTAAACAGTCAGGCTTCAACTAGTCGTGAACAGGGGGTTGATTGGTCTAAGTTTCAAGGTAATAGTGGGACATTCGGCTATAGCACTGATAAGTTTGTATTCTCACAGGCGGGTGGCTTCTATGGCGGTACTAATATCCCTCAGACCACTTATGCTAGTCAAGTTAAATCGGCTCAACAGGCTGGTAAACGGGTGCACACCTATTTGTGGGACGGTGTTGGTGGCAATATGACCAATGCCAAGGCGATGATGGCCTATTACTTGCCACGGATTAGGACGCCCAAGGGTAGTATTGTCGCACTAGACTATGAGGACGGGGCTTCTAATAGTGTGGCAAGTAACACTAATGTCATTCTAGCTCAAATGGCCCTCATTAAAGCGGCTGGTTATACCCCTATGTTGTATTCCGGCAAGGCCTACCTCAATGCTCATGTTAATGTGGCTGCTATTGTTAAAGCCTATGGTAGCTGTCTATGGTTAGCTGAATATCCAGACTACTTGGTGAGAACTAGCCCTGATTATAACTGGTTTCCTAGCATGGACGGCGTGGCTGTTTTCCAATTCACTAGTATGTATAAAGCAGGCGGATTAGATGGCAATGTCGATTTAACAGGGATCACTAAATCAGGTTATACGACTGCTAGCAAGGCTAAAGCACAGGCCAACATTAAGCAGGCTCATAAACAGGCAGCTAAAAAGGCCACTTTTAAGGTTGTTAAATACAGCCAACGTGGGGTGTTCTACCCTAACCGGACACTAGCTGTTCGCTACACGGATTCAGACAAGGTACGTCAAGTGGCTACCTATTACAAGGGTGAGAGTGTGACTTACAACGCGGTCATTATTGAACACGACTATGTATGGGCACGTTATACCCGTTCAAATGGCCTGTATGGATTTATCAAGCTAGGTGTCACTAACGGAACAGCCTATGGAAAGCGAGTTACTGGTCAGCTGGTTAGTCATACGTATTACACAGTCAAGTCTGGCGACAGCTGGTGGTCAATCGCTCAGCACAACGGCCTAAGTATGACTACATTGGCTAGTCAGAACGGCAAGACGATTTACACCACTATCTATCCTGGTCAACGATTGGTGGTGCGGTAATGGCACAATACGACGATACAACTAAGTTATTAATGGATATTCAAAAGGATGTGGCTGCCACCAAAACGAAAGTTGAGAACATCGAAGAAAAATTGAATCAAGTTGACGATATTGGCGACAAAGCCGACAAGGCGCTGGCCAAGTCAATCGAGGTTGAACACGAAATAGGACGGGTTACTCAGATACAGAATTGGGTTATCGGTGTCCTAGTTTCCGGAGTTCTAGTTACGTTGCTGGTATATGTTGCTGAGAAGTTTTTATAGGAGGATATTATGAAAAAAATTAGTTTTAAGAATGCCGATGAAAGCTTAAATGGTAAGTTGATTGCTGGGATTATTTCGTTACTGATCGTTTTGATTCAACAAATCTTTGCTATGTTTGGCATTAAATTTACTGGTGACTGGTCAGCCATTGTCGCTGTTATCAACACAGTATTAACGATCCTTGGTATGCTGGGCGTTGTTACTGACGTTCAAACAGTGACAGCACCAACGGTTGTCAGTGACGAGGAAAGCCAAGTCGAAGCAGCAGCTAACAAAGTCGCTGACGAAGCGCAAGCACCTACGTCTACAGTCGCTGTAGTGAATAGTTCTGCATCGTCTGACACTGAAACGACGTCAGAATCCGCCTCACAAGCAGCAAAATAGTGCTATAATAATTGTTGGCTATAACTTGATATAGAGTTTCATTCATTAAATTTCCCCTGCGTTTCGGCGTGGGGGATTTTTTGTTTTAAATATCGTGATCTAATCCTATGCGTATAAAGTCTTGAAGAGCATTTAAATAATCAAAGCTCAAAAAAGTATTGATTAACATTAAAGTAATGTCTACAATTATTATTGTAATATAAACATCACGTTTCAGTAGTTTGACATATTTATGTGTTTTTAGATATAATACTTTTTTTAAAAATTACTTGGTTTAAAATATGACATTTTTCATTAGGATGTTTAAGGAAGTGATACGAATTAATAACTTTTTTTGGCCTCATAATCCCTTCAACGAAAATCAACGAGAAAATTTATTTGTAGAATTGTTTAGAAATGTACTTTCTAAAGATGAATATTTTAAACAGGCTTTTATATCCATCATACAACATCTCTATGAATGTGATTATGACGTTGATACGGGGATATTTAGAGAAATGGCAGATAAAAATCATGATTATATAGAAATATACGTAAAAGATCAACTTGGACTATTAAGAACGTCAAAAATTGTAAAAAGGATCCATAGCCAAAAAGAACAGCCTTGTTATGAAATTCGTATCAATAGAAATAACGAAAAACCTAGGATCTTTTTCTCAACCTTTATAAAGCCTAATGAATTAAGTGATTGTTTTGGAGTTTGGAAAGGACTTTTACTTTGTTATGGAATTAGTAAGAATGGTAATATGGAAGTTGATGCAAATATCTTAACTGATGAGTTGTGCCAAGAAACTCATGATTTAGCAAGTGAGGTTGAAAATAATTGTTTTTGTCAAGAAACAATAAATAAGTATCAAATCACTAACTTTCCTGACTGAAAAATCTGGAGGCCTTGATTATGAATGAAAAGTATAAAAGCTTAAAAAATCTAATTTTAAAAATGTTTCCCGACGATACAATTGTAAAAGAACAAATTGAGTCTAAGTATTTTGATTTGTCTCAAGATATTATAAGGTTAGAATCAAAAAACAAAATGGGCCAACGAGAGACTGCTGATTTCTTAAAGATGCCATTAACGGATTTCTTGGACTTTGAATCAGGATATTCACATGATGATGAGAAATATAAAGAGATAAAAGATAAATTGAAATCGCATTTAAGCAATAGCTATCAAGTGTTAAATAATTTAAATACACACGGATTCGATTATTTAGACCCTAACACTGAGGGTGAAACTTATATAGTGGAGATAACGAAAAACTTAATAAATAACAATACGAACAAGTCTGGACAGCAAAATAATGCAATTCCGTTTATATTGGATGGGAAAATTGCAAAAGAATCGGTAGATAGGGTGGAATATACTGACAATTTAACTAATAGGGAAATTAGTTATGTTTAGAATGGAGGATTTTCGTTAATGAGCAATGAAAAATTCCAATTAAAACTAATGGAAATGAGGGTCCCTTTTTTATATGCTTCGAGTCTGAAAAATTTTGAGTTTGAAAATATTGAAGATGCGATAAAGCCAGTAAAATTTGAAAAGAATAGAACAATTGTAACTATATCCATGAATTTGGAAGAAGCATCGAAATCATTAAGAGTTACTATTAATGCCTGCTTTTCGTTAAATAATGTAGTTGTTGCTGCTATAGTTACAACTAGGACTACTAAAGCCAATTCACAGTCGTTTACAAAACAAGATGTTGAGCAACATCGAAAAGATTTAATTAGCCCTGCGGTAGGAAAAATGAATCAGTTAATTTCGGTAGACACGGAACAGCTTACTGGATTTCCATATTCTGCCAATATCCCTACTGATTCAAAGTATAAATAG